GTGAATGTTTGTACTTACAACAGGAGGATTCAATATTTTTCCATTATATCCGATTGGAACTTTTGCAGTGTTATTGTAAATATATTTTTTCTTTGGTTTTTGTCCAAATAATGTATCTAAAGATTTATATTTGAACCCATCATAAGTTTCAAAGAAAAGATAACCAGCAGCACCTTTTTTATTTGGAATAGATTTTTTAGCTAACCAAGTGATAGTCCAGAACGGTTTCTTGATTGTGCCGAGAAAGTTATAACTGTTAGCAGTGTTTTCAATATCTAAAGTCTTTGGAGTTTTTATAACATCTGTCATAATTTTTTTAACGGACTCTGATATCTTTCCATCATATCTCTCTTGAACCCGAGTCAGTTCATTATCAAAGAACTCTTTTGATGATGCATCAATTGTAAATGTCTTACCCTTTGAGTAATCATTTGTTGTATTACGAAGTTGATTTAAATATAATGCATTTTCTTCAGAGAACTTTAATTTTGTTCCTTGATTATCCTCAAAGTCCAAGAATATTTTTTCTCCACCTCCAACTTTAAGACCATCGATGAGTTCTACAAATCCATTAGTTCCATCTTCTGCTGGCAGAGCATTTCCTGTATCAACAATCGTTGTGGTTATCTTTACACTATTTTCAAAAATACTTTCGTAATAATATAATTCAACAGCACCACCTAACAAAGAAGTTGGTTTCTTTGTAGTATTAGATTCATCACTTTTAAATAAGTTAGGATATATTTCAAATCTAGTAATATTACCAGACTCCGCTGCTTTTGTAAATGACATATTACCCTATTAACGCTGGTGCAAATCTACTTGGAGCATTACTATTTAATACTATTACTCCACCACCTCCAGAAGGAGATTGAGACATTGTTTCAACCTGTTCTACAATAGGAAGTAAAGCAATTTCAACTTGTTGATCATCTGGCAGGTCATTAAGTCCACTAGCAACATTTCTATTTGGTGGAGCAACATTTGCCTTTTGTTTGCCACCTTTCACGGCAAAAGGTGCCATTACACTATAACGATTAAGGGGATCCATTTTACCTTCCATCGTGTTTCCAGTCCACATAGTTCCAAGTTCCCAATGTAAGTGAGGATCAGTAGATCTACCAGTGTTTCCAACAGTTGCAATCTTTTCGCCCCTCTTAACACTACCAGATTTTTTAACAATAGAGTTAAGGTGTGCATATAGATGATAATATCCATTAATATCTCTATATACTATAAAGTTGCCCCATCCACCAGGTTCTCCTCTCTTCGCATCACTTCGACTTAAATCACCATAATCAACAATAATAGCATCAGTCACAGGAACTAAAGGAGTTCCAGTTGGAACAGCGATATCAGTTCCAAGATGAGGTCTATTTCCTCTCATTTCACCAAATCTACTGGTAATGACAGGATTAACACCAAAATATTTCTTTTCATCTTCCTTTGGAAGCAATGCTTTTGCTGGTGCAGGTTTTTTATCTTGATTAATAAATTCAGCAAGTTTTTTAAGTCTTTCATCAGTTTGCTTTCTATTGATAAAGTTTTCATATAAAAATCTACCAAATAAATCTCCACCAATACCACCTATGATACCACCAATAAATGGTCCCCCAAGTGCGATAAATGGTGGAAGACTACCAATACCAGAACCAATAGCAGTACCAATAGTAGCACCGATAGCACCAGCTGCTGCCACTCCTAATGGATCACCAAAAAGAACACTTAATAAAAAGTCAAGAACACCGCCAATAAGTGGTCCTAAAAGTCCTTTGAAAATATTTCTAGATAATGCACCACGAAGAAACTTAAAGGGTGTAGTAGGTGGTTTTCTAAGTTTACTTGGAGTTCTAGATGATGTGGGGTCTTTAGATATTGTATCTAATAATTCTTGTTCTCCAGGTCCTCCAAGAAGACGTGCTAATAAATTTTTCCTACGTCCTGCAGGAGTTTTTGGTGTTCCAAGATCAAATTCTAATTGTCTTGATGCTTCTGGACCTCTTGCATCTTTAATTCGTCTATTAAATTCTTCATCTGAAAGATCAAGAATATTTTTCAAAGACCTATCTAAATCAGCATCTTTTTGTTTTTTTACATCAACTGCAAACTGTTGTTCAGCTCCTGCTCTTAAAGTTGGGTCTTTTTCAAGACTTTTAAAAAACTCAGCATCTGCTTCTGCTTTGGTTCTAGGGCGACTTTCAGAGGCATCAGTACTCAGTTTCTTTTTAGATCTTCTTCCCATTCCAGGAAGAGATGGTTGATCATATGTTTCAAATATTTTTTCTACATTTATACCTCTTTTGAGTCTTCCATAAGGTTCATTTGGTCCAACAGTATTACCAAATCCCATTAACCTCAGCAGATTTTTCGCAGTATTTCGTTGAGGTGCATCATCCAATACACCAACACCTGCTCTTCTGAGAGATTGAGTTGTTTCATCTGTAGCACCATCTACAATACTCTCAGCAATTGCTTTATCTCTTGCTGATGTATAACTTGCTTTCTGTGGAGTATATTGAAGAGCAAACGCTGGATTTTTTAGTAATTCTTTAGTTGGTAATTCTTTTGCCGCAGGCAGTCCCATACTGCCTCTTAGTAACATATTTGATAATCTTGATGTAAAAATTGGTGCTGTATCTTTTGCAGTTCTAAAAGTATATCTAGAGGCATATAATCCAGCAGCCCCAGCAGCACCAAGAGCAAGACCAACTCTACCCTTATCAAGTCCAGATTTACCTAATGGACCTCTCTTTTTACTAGCGATAGCAGCAAGTCCTGCTGCTAAAAGTGCTCCATTTAAAACAGTATTTAAATTCTTAGTAAATTGATCGAATTCATTGGTTTTATCTGGTCCAATAATTTCATCAATCTTTCTTTTTACAAAATTATATGCTTTATATGATGAGTCAATAAATCCAACAACACCACCTACAATTCCACTAGCAACGGTCTTAAAAAACTCAAACGCTGGTTGTAATTTAGATGCAAATTTTAATAACGATGGTATTACTGGAATAATTTTATCTATTGCAAATCCAAGTAAACCATAAAGTAAAAATCTTTTTATAGTATCAAGAAATCCTACTCTAGGCAGTGCCAATTTTGGAAGATTAGCACCAAACTTAAAAGTAGTTTTTCCTGTTTCCTTTTCTTCTTCTCTCTTCTGTCTTCTTTCGTTTTCTAATTCTACTCTTTTTTGCTTATTCTTCTTCCTCTCAAGGTTTGTTTTTATACCAAAAAGTTTTGTCAGAGAAATAAACTTTCTCTTGAGTGATAATGATTGTTCTTTTAGGTCTTTCTGCTGTGGAGTTGAAACAGTATCTTTAACTTTAGCAGAGTCATTTACTGTGACTCTAGATGCAGGGACAAGAAACTTTTGTGAAAAAGATGCTTGATTTTTAGCAACTGGTGCTGGTAATAGTTTTTTAGGATTAATTTTTTTCATATCAGTTCATTCCCTCTATACCGTAGACAGCAAAGTTTAGTTGTCTAGTATCATTTGATTGTGATGGTGAGAAACTAGGAACAGAAGAATTAGAAGAAGATGCCTGCATTTGTGGAGCAGAGTTTCTGACAATTTCGGGGAGCACTGTCATATTTGGTTTTTTAGAACGAACTGGAGGTTCTGGTGGTAACGTTATCCTTTGTACAGGAGACATCATATTGTCATTATATCTTACTGCTGCAGGAGCAGTAGTAGTATTCATTGAAACTCCAGAAGACATCTGAGTATCTAAAGAAGTCTCAGAACTATCAGAACTCTTTTTATCAGAAATCATCATCAAAGCCTTTGCAGGCAAAGCTATTTTTCTACTGGGTTCTGGACTCATAGGCAATCTATCACCAAAACGATTATTGGTTGAAGAACCCACCAATCCACCACTCATTTTTTGTGAAGTTGGAGAACCCATCAATCCACCAACCATTCCACCACCTTGAGCAAACTGAATATTGTTGACAAAGTTTGGAATATTAGTTCCACCACCTTCTTTATTCAAATTCATAAAGAACTGAGAACCATAAGTGTTCACAGCATTTTTAGAAATAATAAACTCACCAGGTTGTGCTGCAATTAATTGAGTATCTGGTCCAGCACCTTTAATCTTTGTGCCAGTCGTAGATGTTATTTTACCAGCTGCTCGTTCAATTGGTCTACCAAAATAATTCCCTATATTATAAATCTTGCCACCACCTGCTTGAGCCTGCACTGGTGATTCTGTAGTTTCTGGTTTTTCTTCTCTGGGAGGTACTATTGTTCTTGTAAATGTATCTAAAATATTAAAGGGTTTTGAAAGTTCATCTGCTTGCTCTTTTCGAGTCGCATCCTCCATTCCTTTTTCTTTTAATATATCTTGAGTTGCATTTCTACTTCTCCTTACACCTTCTACTGCTGCTCCTGTGACAGCAAGGGCACCAAAAACTAGAGGATACCTTGCTATCAATCCAAAAAGTTTGGGACCAAAAAATGTAAGTATTCCAAGAATACCCTTTACAAAACCACCCAATGGTGTGAAGAATAACGCAAGTCCACCTAATATTGCAGGCCAAAAGTTCTCTATGAATCCAAACATAGCAGAAACTTTGTCTTTATTTGCAGGATCAGAAAACCATCCAATAAATGATTGGAATGCATTACCTAACAAACCAAAGAAAAGAAATCTGAATATTCTATCCAGTATTCCAGTGACAGGTTTGAATACCTTATTGACTACATTAGATATTTTTTTCTGACTTCTTTCTAATAATTTTTCTCTAGCAACTCTACGTTTTTTTATCTTTTCTCTTCTCTCTAATTCTGCTTGTTTCTTCTCTTCTGCATTATCTGCTTTGATTTCTGCAAGGATTTTATCAAGAGCTTCGTGAATGCCCTTTAAGTCTTCACTGACCTTTGCAACACCAGGATTTTCTGGTATTACTGCACTGCTAGTCAGAAAGAATTTATCTTTGCTTACTTTTAATGGTGTGGAACCTGAAATAGCACCAACATTAGCAGTTCTTCTGTTTATCTTAAACCTACCAACCTTACCTTTTACTCTTTTGAATTCATCTTGCAAGAGCATTTGCTCTTCTCTCGCAAGAGAACCACCACCCATACTAACTTGTACAAGTTTCTCTTTTAATAATGTAAGATAAGTCGCATAGTCAATATCAAAAACTTGACCTAAACCCAATATATTTACAATTCTTTCATCTATAGACTCATTAACTAAATCGGTGCCCCTGGTTCCCTTATACAAAGCAAGAGCAGAGCGTTCTTTCTTGCCCTCTGCCCTTATGCTTGCCAGTAGATC